TGCCGTTGCCTTTCAGCAGCCCGGTGATGGTCGTGGAGAGCGTGATCGCCGGGGTCGTTGTTGCCGTTGCCACCGTCCCCGCCAGCCCGTTGGCAGACACCACCGAAACGCTGGTGACGGTTCCACCGCCATCAGTTGCCCATGTTGGCGCTCCAGCACCGCCGCTGGTCAGCACCTGTCCCACTGTCCCGGCGGCACTGACTGCCAACGCAGGGCCGGTGCCATAGGCTATGCCGCCCGCCGTTGGGCTACCGTCCAGATTGTAATTGGCGATGGTGCCGGTCTGCACAACCGGCTGGAGGTACGCCCCCTGGATGGCGGCTTCTGCGTTCTCAAACCGCGACATCATCGACATCAGTTGCGCGGTGTCAAGGGTCGCCAAGAAGTCGCCCGATTGATCCTCGTATTGCGGGGCGATGTTCTGGTTGATCTGGATCAGCAACTCGGTCAGGTCTGGCTGGTTGGGTGGTCCAAGCTGCAACTCCTCAAGCGTGATGGGGTTGTTGCCGCTGCCGGTCAAAACAAACAGGTTGAGAAAGAACCGATACCACTCCCGCGCCATCAGGCCGGTGCGCTCGTCGATGAACGGCACCCGTGGCGCGGGAATGTTGGTGATGTTTAGGTTAGCCACTAGCTACTCGTTGGAGTAACGAACAGTTCAGCGCCCATGATGGCGATCTTTACAGGGTCGGTTCCTGACACCTCATACACCCTGTCGCGGATCTTCTCGGTCATGCCGAGCCGCCGCCAAATAGTGCGGGTTCCATAAGCCCCGAGCTTGCCCATTGAGTTCCAATGTTCGTTTGACCAAGTGTGCCCAGCGTCATCCGACCAGCGCAGCATGACTTGCGGGTCGTAACCAGGAGCAGCGGTGTAGGCTTCGGTTTCCAGCGCATAGCCGTTGTAATCCTCAGCGGGTTGCACTTGGGTCACCAGCGGCTCGTTACCGTCGCCGGCCTCCGTGACTAACTGGTCGCTGGCTTGCGTGGTCAAATACCCCTGCACAAACTCAGCCACGATGATGTTACCGGATTCAGTGGCAAGATCTTCGGCATCGTAGGCGGGGTAGGCATTCAACCCAACACCCGTTTCGGCATCCAGTTGCAGCGAGTGGTGCGCGGTACGTTTCAGGTTGTTTTGGCCTGTTGGCAACGCCCTCCAAGACCGCAGCCACTTTTGAATCTGGTCATCATCAGCGTAGACATCAAGATCAAAAGCGTACAGTCTCCCATCCTCGTAGTCCCCAACTACAACCTCGTCGTTGAACGACATCTGGCAGTTGCTACGGTGCCGGACAAATTGTCCGTTCTCGAACCCAGCACGTTCGTGCCACAACTGGGTGGACACGTCATAAACCCATGTTGCTTCGGCTGACGGGAAGATCAGAACATAGAACGGATGCCCGTCTTGCTGGTAGGTGTAGGCAACCGCATCGGAGATGCTGCCGTAGCTCTGGATGGCGTATTCCACCGCATTGGTGGAAACCCGCGCTGGCGTGTAGCCGTTAGCCCGGTAGACAATCCCCCGCCCCCGAGCATCCGAGCCTAACCAGAAAACGCTGTTGTCGAGCTTTGCCACCGAGTATGCAGCCTCGCACCCAACCTCCATGAACGCGCCTTGAATCCGCGCCAGGGGGAAGTCAGGCGTTCCCGCGTCATACCAGACCTCAACGCTGGTAGTGCCAAACAAGAATATCTCGCGGTGGTCTACGATCAGCGCAATTACATTGTCGGGGTAGCCTTCGGCACTTGCAAAGTCCAACGGGTCTACGGAAGTGCCATCCAACAGACTGGTAACCCAAAACTTCTGCGAGTCTGGTTCGTTAAATACGAAGTACCCGTCAAGGTAGCCAACCGAGCCAGCACCAGGGAAGTCCACATCCGTAATCTGGGCAAACACTAACGTGGACACGTTGTAGATGTAGCTTAACGGGTTACAGGCGATAAATATCTGCGTTCCATTGTCAGCCATACTGACCGGGCCAGAACCCGACACAGAACCAATCAAGGTCGCAACCCAACTGGTGTTTAAGCTGTAAAACTCACTGCCCGACACCACATAGGCCACGCCATTGGTGACCCACAACCCACGGATCGGGCCATCACCGACAGTCGCAAGCAGACGCAGGCCGGGGCAGCGCAACAGGAAGCCAGCCTCTTTACCGCCGCTGCCTTCTGGCACCGCTTCGGCAAAAAGGTTGACCATGCGGTTGTCTGCCGCATTGATGGACCGAGCGACATAACTGCCGCCGAGAATGGGCGTTTTCAATTACGCCGCAACTGCTTTGATGACTGCAAAATTAAAAACTGGGGTTTCTGTGGTGGTGCCACCCGTTGTGCGGAACGTAAGGTTAAAGCTACCCGCCGCCACTGCGGTGACCATCAGATCATACAGGTCTGTTCCTGACTTTTGATTTAGTATAATCACATCGGTTGCCGCCACGGTGCTATTGGTCACGGTAAAAGTGGCAGCAGTAGCTGACCCCGCTGCGCTCACCAAAGTAATTGCGCCAGCCGTTTTGTTTAGCGTCACGCCTGTAGTGCGGCTGGTTATTTGTGTTACCGCCCCGCCAGCGCCCGTTGCGTAGCCCACACCCGCAGTGCCGGTAGATACAATCGTGCCGGTCGCAGTAAGGCTGGTGCCGGTTGCCGCACCAATTACCGGCGTGGTTAGTGCCATCGAGGTGCTGGTGCAGGCGCTGATGTTGCCGCTGGCAACCGTTCCCAGTGCTGGCGTGACAAACGTCGGGCTGGTAAACAAAAGGGTTACCGACAGTTGTTTGGTCGTGCTGGTCGTGGCTTGAACAATCGGCAGCACATCAGCGCCAGCTTGCGAAGCGGCAACGGGTAGAGCAGAAATTGCGATATTTGCCATGTTAGTAATTCCCACTGTAGATATTAAACCGCTGGCGGGTTGCCACGATGCTGTAAGGCAAGCTCATTACGTCGTCGGGGTTGTTGATGCGTTTAATGTTGCGCTTGCTCGACATGGCAATCCGTTGCACCTGGGGCGGCGGCTCCACGCCAAACTCGGCAGCAATCTCAGCCGCTAAGTTGAAGCGGAACGCTCGAAGATAGCCTGGAGGCACCACCAAGGTAGTCGCCAGTGTTGCGGGTTCGGTTAGTTCGGTAACGCTAATGATGTGCCATGACAACGCCTTGGTTGGCACCGGGTAGATTGTCATTTCTATGTTTGGCATCGTCATATTTACAAACAAGACCTGCGGATAGGTGCTGGTCACTGTCTTTACTGCAATGCCGTTGTACTGCGCTTGATTTATTAGCTTGATGCCAAAACTGATATTGTTTGATGGGTCGCGGAAATACGTTGAATCGTCAACCAGTACCGGACGGTTGCCCACAAAATCACCCGTAGGCCCGAGAGTGCGTGTTGCGGTATTGGCCGGCCAAGTAAATAGTTGGTCTTGCGTCGAGAACACAGACAGGCGTTCCGATGACCAGCTATCCAACATCTGGTTCATCGCGGTCAGCGCGTCTGCTGAAGTCGCCGCAGAAGGCGTTTCACCTTCGGCCAATTGACCGATCAGGCGCAACGCTCCGTTGATCTGGTCCCCCGCCGTGGTGGTCATTCTACAAGCTCCTTACGCGGTCGCCCTCGCGGTTTTGCCAGTTCGTTGACCTCCGATTCGGGGCCGCCCAACTCAAAGCGTTCCCAACCGTTTTTTTCGTCGTACACCGCTTCAGCCTCTGCAATAGCGACCTTTTTGCCGTGGACGGGGTGGCGCATGTAGATGACCATATCGAATCCTTAAAAACCACCTCGCGGCTGTTACACCGCGAGGTGTTGTTACTAAGCTACGCGATAAACGGTGTACGCAGCGGTGCCGGTTTTGCGGAACAGGAACTGAGCCGCACCACCAACGCCAGCCGCACTGCCGGTGATAGCCACAACCAGATTGCCAACCGCAGTAATGCCGGTGCCAACCACCATCGTAACCACTCCGGTGCTAGTGCCAATGTTGACAACCGTCAGCCGAAACGTGCTGTTGGTTTTCATGTTGGTCATTACTGCGTCGATTGCGGTTGCCGTAGGCATGGTAAGACTTGAAGCTGTAGTCGTTGGATCTACTACCAACAGACCACCCAAAACTTGCGTGGTGGTCAAGGTTGCCGTGGACGTTGCCGTTTGCGGCGCTGCTTGGGTGTCAATTTCCAGTTCATTCGTATTGCCATCAGTGAACTGATAGCCGCCACCAACTGAGGGAAGTGCCATTATCGTTTCTCCTAAAATGTTAAGTTGCTCCCGCGCTAGGCGGGAGCGGTTTGGTTAGCCCCAGATCCGGCAGGCCATCGGTGCGCGGATGGTGTTGAAACCATACAACACATCGACGCGGCAGGGCATACGGTCGTTGTTAATATCGTACTGACGCACGATACGCATTGAGACCCCGTTATGCACCTGACGTGATGCCATGTCAACGCCTTGCGGGAGCAAGAGGTCAGCCGTTGCCAGCGTGATCGCATTCTTGTGATAGACCAAGTTTTGCGGGTACACGGTAGACGCAGTTCCCACGAACGTCACCGCAGCGTTGTTAGCCGGGAACGCATCGATGGTCGCCAGCGCGTTTGCTGCCGTGTACATCGGCGGCGAGATAGCCATGTTAGCCATGTCGCCACCGGACGCCGTTTGCGCTGCGGTCACCACAAACTGTTGCAGGCTACCAGTGCTAAGACGGGTTTGCGGGTTGACCGCATTCACGCCAGCTATGGTAAACACATCGCCCACAGTAACAGTAGTGGTAGAGGTAAGACCATCAAGAGTAATGGTGGCTTGCCCCTGAGTGGCAACCGTTTCGTTGACCAAGATGGTTCCCGCACGACTGCCCGTGGTGTGATTGACAATCGACTGAGACATGTTCATCTCATCGAAGCCCAACACACCTTCGCCCATCATGCCGGTCTTGAACTGGCGGGAAATAGTACCCGTCGGGTTAAAGAAGCCGGTCATACCATTGACCAGCCCAGCGTTAGCGGCAGGGTTTACGGTGGCGTAGCGCGGCGACATAGGCGCAGCCGATTCGTTCAGTTTCTGTTGCGCTTGCAGCAGAACCAGAGCGGTGGCTGGCGTGGTGCCGGGAGTGCCTACGGTGTTGAAAATAGACTTGTAGGCGTTGGCAACGTCAGCATCCACACTCGATGCCAATTGGCTGATACGCGGCTTGAGAACACGTTCCGCGAAGTCGTCCAACTGCATGGTCAGCTCGGCAGAAGTAAAGTTGATGCCGATGTGCTTCTGGCTCGATACCGTCAGCGTGGTGTATTGCTCGTTGTCGTCTTGGACTTGCAGTGCGGCACCGTCAGTCACCAATGCGCGATCCGGCAGACGAATCCGCAGGGTCGAGCCGATCTTGGCACCTTCAACGGCGAAGCTGTCGTCGTACTCCTTATTTACGTTGCGGGAAATCACCAGGTTGTTCTCAAGTATTTCGAGACACTTCCTTGTGATCATATCAATTGTCAATAAACTGTTGGCCATTATACTTCTCCGATAAATTAAGTTAGAATGAAGATTCCATAACCACCAAACGAGGCACAACATGATTAGCGTCACGATAGAAGAAATCGAGTACCGATTTTTTGACCATCTTTACGCCGTTTCGCGCTGTGGAAAAGTCATCAGAAAGATGCAACCTTGCACCCCAACCGTCCATCCGCAGGGGTACTTGTGGTTTGGACGTAGGCTTATGCACCGCATTGTGGCAGCTTGTTGGCTTGAAGATTTTGAGCCAAGTAAACAAGTCCATCACATTAACGGTGACAAAACCGACAACCGCGCCGACAACCTTGAATGTCTTACGCAAAGAGAGCATCTGCAAGAACGGCATAGCGACATGCTTGTTCAAAACGGAAAATACATCCGTACTCCAGAAACGCGGGAGAAGATCCGACAATACCGCACCGGACGGGTTACGTCCGATGAGACAAAGGCGAAGCAACGTGCCGCACTTCTTGGCCGCAAACGTCCTCTTTTTGCCAGAGCTGGTCATAGTGATGCTTCCAAAAAAGCGCGAAGTCTCGCCCATCACCGCAATACTGCTTGCAGAGTTATGGGTGTTGAATATCGCTCCTTCGCGGAGGCGGCTAAGATCACTGGCATTCATAGGTTTACACTTAGAAAAAGATGCCTTTCTGATAACTTTCCTGATTACGAATTATGCTAGCGGGATCTCGCTTCCTGCTTTTTCACTTGTCTTGCCCTTTCAGCTTCAATCCACTGGCTTGTGGTCATGGTTTTTATTGACCTTGGGTCGGTGGTATCAAAACTGCCGGAGTGACCTCCACGAGCGGTGACGGGTGAAATCGGCGCAGGTGCGCTGGACGTGCGTTTTGTTACGGGTTCAGAAGCAATTTTCGCTTCCAATCTTCCTATCTCTTTTGCCTGCAAGAACGGTTGAAGTCGAGCAATGCGGTCAGCTTCCTTGGGGTTTGTGCCAAGATAATATGCAATATCAGGGCCGTTATCCGAGGCTTGAATTGTCTGGGCCATCACATCGGTGATCGGTAGCTTGGGGTTGTACGCGACTTGTTCGAAGTCCTCGTATTTACTCCGCGCATCCTCTTCTTTGTTGTGATAATTCCCCAACAACTCTTGTTGCTGTTTCGCAAACTGCTGCTGCTGGACAATCTGCTGCGCTTTGGAAGTCGTCAGTGCATCAACGTATTCCTCAGTCGTCGTAAACTGTTCCGGCTTTACATGCTCCACAGGGACGGGCTTTGGTGCTTCGGCCTGCCTTGCTTCGCGCTCCCACTTTCGCTGCTCTCGTGCAAGTCTCTTGCCAATGGCTGCGTCCAGTTCCTCTTGGGTAAATACCTTAGAGGGTTCCTTCGGCTCACCTTCGGATGCTTCTACCGGCGCTACAGTCTCAGGCTCAGGTGCTGCCGTAGCTACCTGTTCCGGCGCGGGTACTTCCGCTAGTACTTCTTCACTCATGGCTTGATTCCTTGGAATCCCTGGCGTACCGCGCCAGTGCGGTTATTCAAAAAAGAGAGTCGCTGTTACCGTTCCCGATATGACAACGTAAAGTCCTTTGCTGGCCGAGATGCCATTTGCGGTAAAGGTGTGGTTAGTTGCCGCTGCGGGCGTAAACACGCCGATTATGATCGGGTCACTATTGCTTGCGGTGCCGGAATCGTAGATTGTGATGGTTGGCGTTGCGCTTGCGGCGCTAATAAAAATGCCTTTTAAAACCGTAAACCCGACTTTAATTTGATGCGTTGCGGTGATACGTTCATAGGTGGCTGACATGATGTTGTCCTAAGCTAGGAATCGGAGTTTGTAGAGGGTGCGTAAGTAAACTTCTACGATGTTGTCGATAAGTTGCTGCAACGAGGTGTCAGACTTGTCCACAATGTCATACCGCGCCGCTTCGATTTCTTTCAACTGGTCTTCCAGAAACTCGATGATGTTTGCGGTTTTCTTGGCTGACATCAGCGAGATAGGGCCAATTAGCCCATGCCGGCCCTGGTAGGCTTCCGCAAAGTCGTCGGCAGCGCCCACGATGCGCTCGTAGAAGATGTTTAAGGCTACATGCTTGGAGTAGCTGCGGGTATTAAGATGAACGCTGTGCGCTACGTCCCGCGCTAGAAACAGCATTCCCAGAAAGTCGGTGCATTTCATTTTTTGCCCGTTTTCATGTAGTTTTTTAACGCTTCAAGCAAACCAGTTTGTATGGGGCTATATTGCATTTCACGATTTACTTCTTCGGGCCATTGCCCAAACGTGTATCCACGCAAAGCTGAATCAGCAGCATTTCTTATAGCATCATCTTCGCTGCGGCCTTGGTCAAGGGTCATTTGATAATCGTTTGCGTTAGCTTTTAATGTTTGTAATTGGCTTGAAGTTAAAAGTTTTATTAGGTTGTCCCGCACAGTATTTGCATAAGGGTCAATGTGTAATACCTCTCCCGCAATGTCATGGTGGGTTACATCGTTTGGCCTACGAATTTCAATGCCAAGCCGCGACATAGGAAAATGCTTTGGCCTTGTATCGCGGCCCATTGAATCCGGCGCTCCACCTTCTCCTGAAGGCCATGTTTCTAAATACCCTTCTCCTACGCCATTGCGTAGTATTGGGTTGTGCTGCGCAATAAATGGGTATGATTTAGCCGCTTGGTTAAGCAATGCCTGCAAACGAATATTATCGCCCTGCGCCGCTATGTTTGGGTTCATTCGCATCGGAGAACTGGCGTATGTGTCACCAAGCATATTTTGCGATGGCATGGCAAGCGCGTTGTCCACTATTGCGGTGCTCCAATCGGCATACCTTGTGGTGGCATCTGGCCCATATCCGGCGGCATCTGCTGCATGTGCGGCATCCCCTGCATCATCTCTTGCGGCATCATGTCTTGATCCCGCCCAGGCATCTCGTTAATTAGATCGCCGGAGGTGATCATGCCGTGGACCGTCCCCATTACAATGTCTTGAATCTGCTCAGGTGTCATCCCAGCCTGCACTGCCGAGATCCGTTTAGTCTCGGCGTCGTAGGCTTTGACCTCGGCCTCAAACTCTTTGACCTTCAGCGTCTGCGCTTCCATCGACTGGCTGACGTTTTGCAGCATCTGTTGCATCTGCTGCATCTCTTGGCCCATCGCCTGCATCTGCTGGTTAGCCGCTTGCAGTGCCGGGTCATCCTCGTCTGACAACAGTTTGGGGTCGATGGTTTTGGCAAACCGCGCCGCCATCTCCTGCGCCCCCGGCCAATCCATGTGCTTGATAAAGAGGTCGCCGGCCACGGCCCACAGTTGCGGGTTGCCTTGCAGCAGTTGGCTCATGGCATCCAGCGACTCCTGCCGCTTGGTCATGTAGCTCGGGCCGGTGGTCACCGCAACGTCGTACTTGCCGACGTTGGGGTTGTAGATCTTCTTGATGACAATGCCGGCCTCGTTCTGGATCTTCCTGACCGGCATCGGCTGCGTCGGGTCGATCATGGCTTGATCTGTCTCGCCGTCCATGCCAATGATGCGCGCAATGCGCTGGGTGTCGTAGATCTTCGGTATCAGATCGACCAGTTGCCGCGTGGCGTACCGAATTGCCCGCGCCAGGTTGTCCACATAGTGGTAGGTGCCGGTGTCGGACTGCTTCTCCCGCGCCAGAATTGCCCGCCCCGACCGCTCGTTGCTGGTGGCGCCCAGACTGCTGTCGTACTGCCCGGTAGAACTCTTGATGTCATCCGACGCCCCCGCTTTGGCTTGCAACAGGCCGCTTGAGGCCATCGGTGGCTGCGACCGCTGCGGTAGGGGCAACACGCCACCCTGCCCGTCGGTCACATCAGGATTGACCTCCAGATAGGGCCAATTGTTGATGTTGGCGGTCTTCCATTGCTGCTCATAGCCTTCAAACTGACCACCGTAACCAATGAACGGTGCCTTGGGTGCCAACGCCAGCATTTCGGCCTCTTGGCTGACCCAGTAATTGTACATACGCTGAGCGTCTTTCGCATTTCGCACCAGACCGCTGACGTACATCCGACCATCTATCTCAAATTCGTTGCCAATGACGCGGATTACAGGGATGTATTTGCCTGCCCAATCCTGTTCCTCCAGCACTTCAAACCCGTTGGTCTTGCACCATTTGACCGTTTTAACATCAACATCTCGGGTTTTTGTCGGAACCAAACCCATCATTTCAATTTGCTTTGCTTCCGGTGATCCCGCCATTGCGGTCATTCCACCGGGGTACTGGTTTAGGGTTTTGGCTTCGTGTTTGATGTAAAAATACTCGGCAATTCTCACCGTGTCTTGATTGATCCAAGCATTTAACTGCCCGTCACCCACGCCGTAGGCAAGGCTAGACAGCGTGGCAGCATCTGGAAACTCGCGCTCGTACTCGTCTTTGGTGATTTCTTGGTTGATAAAGCACCATTCCGCGTCCGAGCCGCAAGGATCTTGGATGGTTGGGTCCATGTAAACGCTAAAACTGTCCCGAATACGCCCGATCCGCAAATCCTGCTCAAAGCTGTTGTCGTCGCAGTATTCGGTCAGGATACGGAAGTAGCCCTCGCCAAACGTAACCTGGTTGTCGCACGCGGTGTCGTAGGCTACGTCAGCGTCCGAGATATACTCGATGTGCCGCACGATGCCGTTAAAGATTTCGGCCACTTCAATGTCGGCCTTGTCGTCAGCCGGTATGACCTTGCCACTGGGCCGGTTCTGCCGCTGGTCGTTGGTCACTTGCAGCACATGCTGCGGCAGCTTGTTGATGGTCAGGCAGGGTCGAGCGTTGATCGTCTGCCCTTGCACCGAGCCGCGTGTCGCCAGCACATCCGCAGGCCACTGCCACTGGTTGTCAGGGCTTGCAGCGCGAAAGCGCAGGTCGTCCAGCTCGTCTTCACGCGAATCCGAGTACGCCGCAATCGCCATTGTGAGGCGCGTTCGCATCGTTGCCAGCATCTCGCCGTTGTCACGGTCACCTTTAGTGCCGCCTGACGACACTGCGCCTGCTTCGTTGATGCCTGTGTCTTGATAAGCCACTACTTGCCTTTTTTCTTCATAGCTTCACGCTTAACAGCATAACTTATCGCCACCGCTTGTTTCACGGGCTTGCCAGCAGCAACTTCGGCCTTGATGTTCTTGCGAAAGGCGGTGGGTGACTTTGACTTGACTAGGGGCATGTTCAACACTTCCATCGTTTAAGTGATGCTTTTGCACGTTCAGCGGGACCGCTGGCGTTCCTGACTACCCCAGACATGCGCGCACAAAATGACGCTTTGCGCCCCTTGTCAGCGGCGGTCTTGGGGCTGGGTGCCGGTGGCTTTAGATTGCTGCCGGTGGCTGCGTTGTACTTGGCTCGACCCTTGGCCGTGAGTCCAGCGCCCTTGCTCACCGGGAGCTTCTCGCCTCGACCAACAGCTAGAGACACGCTTTTCTTCACCTAACTGCCCATCCAAGAGTTAGTTACGCTGTTTGACTGAGAATTTATCCGGCGCGCAGGTTCGCGGTACTCGCGGTGCGCGACAGGGAAAGCAAACGTGACGGCCAGCGCGTCAGCGGCATCGGGTGAGGCCAGTCCTCGGCTTCGCATCTCTTTTTTCCCCTCAAGGAAAATCGTACCGCTGCTGTTGGGCTTCTTCATGGGTCCAAGCAGATCGGCTTTTAGTTGCCGGTCGGTCGGGATGGACGCTGTTTTCAGCCAGTCCTTCATGGTGCCCCACATTTCAGCCCGCTTGTTGCCCCACATAATGGAGTTCTTGGCCTTCCAGCCAAAGTTTACCCCACGCACCTTGTACCGTTGTTCTGTCAGCCTGTCAAGTATGCCGTATCCGAGGCCGCCTTCGTCGATTACTGACAGCGTAGGCTTGTATTCCTCGATGGCGTCGATCACCCGCCCGACGATGGTCATGGTGTCCTCGCCCGAGTAGCGTTTTATCGCCACCAGGTCGCGCCCTTGACGGACCACGATAACCGTCGAGTCAGCGCCGCCTCGCGCTGGGTCAATTCCCATAACCACAGGTGCGGTGGCATCTTTGTATCGGGGTCTTTTTGCTGCATCGTCCACCAGCACCGCCGAGATGAACTGATCCTCACCCGCGCTCGGAAATTCACCATACACCTCCACCTTGGCCTGGGGACTGTCCTCGCCGTACTCGGCGATAATCTGCTCGTAGACCTGCTTGTCGGTGTCCTCCACCGTTCTTGCGTCCACACTACGGGTGTTCCAGAACGCTCTTTTTGCGTTAAAACACTCGAAAAAGTACCCCTCGTTGCGCCGGGGGTTGCTAAAAGCAAACCAGTACCTGTCCGGTGTGTTCTCGGTGAAGAACCCGGCGCCAACCTCCCAGATAGGGTTGGGGATACCTGATGACTCGTCGAAGATCAGCATCATGCCGTCCTGGTTGTGGACGCCTGCGTAGCTGTCGGGGTTCTCAGCCGACCAGAGCTTGCCCTCTGCGGCCCAGTACCGCGTACCTTTCTTGAGATCCCGCTCGACCAACTCGCATAGCCACGCCGCCGGCACCAGCTTGGTCGCGCTGATCTCGAACCAGTGGTTGTTGATGGTCATCGCCGCCCACTTGGTTAGCTCGGCCCAGGTCACCGACCGTAGTTGACTCTCCGAGTTGGCGCTGATGATGACGCTCGCGCCGATGCGGGTGGTCAGCATCCACAGCACCAGCCAACTCACCAAGGCTGACTTGCCGATCCCGCGCCCGCTACTGACCGCCTCTCGCAGGGTGTCCATCTGCACCTTACCCTTGTTGTTATCTATATGTTGCTTGATGTCGCGCAGGACTTCGCGCTGCCACTTGCGCGGGCCTTTGAACTTGTGCAGCGGGGTGTTCTTCTGGCCCCACGGGAAGGCCAGCAGAACAAACGCCTCCGGGTCGTCGCAGATCTGCGGCGACCACAACTCAACCATGAGCTTTTGTTCGTCTTCGGAGGTGTAGATTGGGGTTTGCATCAGGGGCTTATCTCAACTGCTTGCCCCTCGATCACCCTTGCGCGGGCCTGCTCAAGCGCCGTGATGACGCTGATCTTCTGGTACACGTCCACACTGATCTCCTGCCGTGCTGTCCACCCGTGGACGTGTTGAAGTATTGCCAGGCTCGCCTTGGCGTCGCCTTGTTCAGACGCCTCGTTCAGACGCTGCGCTGCGCGCAACTCACTATCGGCCTTGCCCTTTTGCGCGGCCAGTTCGGCCAATGGGTCAAATTGGCACAATTGCCGGTACTCCAAAGGCAGCATCCCAGACGCCAGTGCCAGTGAATCTCCTTTCAACCCCATAGATGCTGCTTTATATATGGCATCCAGACGCGCCTCTGTCGCCTGAACTCTAGGTCGGATAGCCAGTGGTAGGGACTGGAACATGGCTGCGTTATACCACGGACTTAAACACGTTGTCCATTTAGCCTATTTGGCCTATGTGGGGGCGTAAGTGGGGGCGTAAGTGGGGGCGTAAGTGGGGGCGTAAGTGTTTGGCTTGCGGACATAAAAAATTTTGAAAAATTGCTTACGAACGCTGCCCTGACCTGTGCCCTTGGCGCTCGGCCCTCTCTCCCCCTATGCTGCAATGCAACAATTCTCGATGCTCGATGCCTGGAAGGCGGATTCATCGGTCCATCGGATCCCGCGGTCCATCGGATCCCGCGGTCCATCGGATCCCGCGGTCCATCGGTCCATCGGATCCCGCGGTCCATCGGTCCATCGGTCCATCGGATCCCGCGGTCCATCGGTCCATCGGATCCCGCGGTCCATCGGTGCGTC